AGGGACTCGCGCAACGCACCCCGATCATGACCGACCTCGCCATGGCCAAGCGCCTGGATGCCTACGATGATCGGGTGCGCACTCACCGGATGCTGACGTCGCAATGACCATTCGAACAGACAACCTCGGTTTGGGCGGCGAACTTGGGCCGTCGCTGCAAATGCCCCTGAGCGCGGCACAGCTTGGGCTGAACGCCCAAGTGCCAGCAAGCGGCCAGTTGCAGTCGTCCGTCCTTCTGACGAATGGCTGGAAGTACTTTGCGCTCAGCCTCAAGTCCACCCAGGCCGGTCAGATCAGCATCCAGCGCTTTCTTGATACCGCCGGCACGGTGCCGATTGGTGCAGCTGTGACCGCGGCGCTTACGGCGAACACCCAGCAATGGGCGTCGATTGGCACCGCTGACAGCCTCCCATTCATGTCGTATCAAGTGACAGTCTCAAACAGCGGTGGCGCAGCTGCCACGCTGTCTGTCGTCGCAGGCCTGCTCCAGGCGAACTGAAATGCCATCTTCCTACCTGACCAGTGGCGACTTCGCGACCTATGGGTTGCCCGCCAGCACCACTACCGGGCAGGTACAGGCCGCGTCGACGTTGATCGACCTGTACCTGAAACGGCCGGAAGGGCTGGTTTGGTCGCCAGACGGTACTGGTGCACCCGGCTGGATGGCGGCGCTCAGTCCGCGCCAGACGTTCACCAGTCAGGGATCAATCCAGCCAGGCAACAACGTTCCAGTGACGTTGTCGGGCGGTGCTTCAAGCCTGCAGGTGGGAGAGGTCCTGATCCTGGACCGGGCAAATTCGAATCTTGCGGAGCCGGTGGCCGTCGTTTCTATCACGGGCAACAATGCGATCTTGCAGAGCGTGCAGTTCCCCCATTCGGCAAACGCCTTGCTCGAATCTGGTCTGACCATCAAGCAGCACAAGTTCCTGCCGGATGGCCGGCCGGTAACGAATCTGGCGTTCACGCCGGTGGCGAAGCTGCTGGCCGGGCAGGGGCGCTATGGGTACGGCCGGCGCGGCAACGCGTCGCGGTACCAGGTCGACGAGTTCAACCTGCTGGCGTCGCTATCGCACTTCGGTGGACCGCCGGTGTGGGAGTTCTTCCCCATGATCAACACTGGCGTGGATTCCGAAAGCGGGATGATCTGGGTGCCGGCTGGCGTAATGCTGGCGTACTACAGCGAGGTGAACGTCTGGTACGTGGCAGGATTTCCGGCTTCCGGGTTGCCGTCCGCGATCAAGGCGGCCTGCGCGAACATCATCCAGGCACAGGCGGCGTTCCCTCAGATGGGGGCAATGAAGCAATACAAGGCCGGCGATACGGCTCTGGAGCGCTTCGCTGCGACGGTCATCGACGCCGACACGAAGGCGCTGTTGGCGCCGTTCCAAGCCAAGCTGTTCGTCTGACGCCATGTCGTTCATCTATCCACGCACGATCAAGATCACGCGGCAGGCCCCAGTGACAGCGGTCGGTGCCGTCCAGTACAGCGCGGTACAGGCTTCTCAGGAAGTCAACGTCGCCACCGGTATTTCGGCCAGCATCCAATTGGACAAGACGGGGCGGAAGCCAGATGCCAATCTTCCAGCGGATATCGCTGGGCGCACGTTCTGGCGCGTGCTAATTCCATTGGGGCAGGCGGCCCTCGGACTGATTCAGTTGGAGGACGTGATCACCGATGACTTGGGCGTGCGATACCAGGTCGTCGGCCCGTACTGGAATAGCCTTGGATACAACCTACTGGTTGACCGTCTGGGTACGTAATGGCTGATCTTTCCGATATTTCCAACGCCCTCGTGACGCTGGCGGCGGCCATTGCTTACCCGAACGGCACATCGCAGCCTTCGCTTATTGGCGTCGATGTTCGGGTGTTTGCGGGTTGGCCGGTGCCGGCGCTGCTGGATGCTGATCTCGCCGCCGGCAAGGTACAGGTGTCGGTTTTCCCCATGCCGGGCATGGAACGGGTTGTGAGTTCCGCCTTCGGAGACTGGTCGACGCCGTCGGCGCCGGTCAATACCGTCACGCTGTCGCTGTCCGGCCAGACCGTGACGGTCGGCGGCACGGTCAGCACGCCGCAGAATGCTGCGCTGGTGGTCGACAACAAGGCCTATGTGTACGCGGTGCAGGCGGGCGACACGCTCGCAAGCATCGCGGCGGCGCTCGCAGCTCTTGTGAACGCTGACCAGACGGCCACGGCCGCTGGGGCGGTGGTGACGATACCGAACGCGAAATACATCTCGCCGCGCGTCGGCGGGGTAGGGACATCGCAGCGCGAAACGCTCCGCATTGAACAGACGTTCATGCTCACCACGTGGGCGCCGTCGCCGACGTTGCGCGATCAGCTTGCGTCGAAGATCAATTCGGCGCTGTCTGGCCAGACGAAGCTGGGCTTGCCGGACCAGGGCGCAGCATTGCGCTACCGCCGAAGCAGCCAAGACGACGGCTCGCAGAAGGCAGGGCTCTTCCGCCGCGACCTGGTGTACGCCGTGGAGTACTCGACCTATGAGACCGAGGCGGACTACCAAATCACGGCCACCATCGAGAACGTGAGCGCCGGCCCGTCGCTCGACGCGCAATTCCCCATCAAGACCATCGTGGAGTGACCATGAAACTGGTTGTGAACGTGCCGTTCGGCACTTACCAGCAGGGTGACGAGATCACCGAGCCGGACGCCGTGCAGGCCGTTTTGGCCAGCGAACAGTCCGCCTACGTTGTGCAGGTCGCTAACGACCCGCCTCCGAAGCAGAAGAAGTAACCAATCCAAGCCGCCTACGGGCGGTTTTCTCATTTCTGGGCCGCCTTCGGGCGGCTTTTTCGTTTCTCGGAGGCACGCATGCCGATCGTCCAGCAGGGCAGTATCAATACGACTGCCCTCATCGTCCCGGATCTGTACGTCCAGATCGTCCCGCCGCAGGTGGCGCTGCTCAATGGCGTGCCCACCAACGTGCTGGGCATCGTCGGCACTGCAACCTGGGGCCCGACCAATTCGCCGACCATCATCGGCAACATGGCGATGTACGCCCAGGCGTTTGGCGCGATCCAGAATCGCACCTACGACATGGGCACGGCCGTGGCGGTGGCTGTCCAGCAGGGCGCCAACAACTTCCGCTGCGTGCGCGTCTCTGACGGCACGGACACGGCGGCGTCGACGATCGTGCAGACCAACGGCCTGACGCTGACGGCGAAGTACACCGGCACGCTGGGCAACACCGTGACCGTCGCGCTGGCCGCCGGCAGCGCCGCAAACACCTGGAAGGTAACGGTCGCGGCGCCGACGCTCAACCCCGAGGTGTTCGACAACATTGGCTCGGGCTTGTCCGGCAACGCGCTGTGGGTGGCGATCGCCAACGTCATCAACAACGGCACCAGCGTCCAGCGAGGCCCGTCGCAGATCATCACGGCCGCCGCTGGCGCCAGCACCAGCGCACCGACCGCCGCGAGCTTCACGCTGTCCGGCGGTACCGACGGCGCAACGACCATCTCCGGCTCGGTGCTGATCGGCCAGGACACGGTTCCGCGCAAGGGCATGTACGCACTGCGCAATCAGGGCGTGTCGGTGGCGATGCTCGCCGACTGCACGGATTCGACCACGTGGCCCACTCAGGTGTCTTTCGGCCTGTCCGAAGGCATCTACATGATCGGCGTAGGCCCGAGCGGCGACACCATCGCCAACGCCGTCACCGCCAAGAGCACCGCCGGCATCGACTCGTACGCTTTCAAGCTGCTGTTTGGCGACTGGGTGTACTGGCTGGACACCGTCAACGGGGTGACGCGCCTAGTGTCTCCGCAGGCGTTCGTCGCTGGCCTGCTGTCGAACCTCTCGCCGCAGAACAGCACGCTGAACAAGCAGATTTACGGCGTGGTGGGCACGCAGAAGTCGTACGCCAACCAGGCGTACAGCTCGGCCGAACTGCAGACGCTGATCCAGGCTGGCATCGACGTGGTCACCAATCCGGTGCCGGGCGGTTCGTACTTCGGCTGCCGTAGCGGTCACAACAGCAGCTCGAATCCGCTGCTCTACGGTGACAACTACACGCGCATGACGAACTACATCGCCAGCACGATCAACGCTGGCATGGGCAAGTACGTCGGTCAGTTGCAGTACGCCACAGTGCGCGCACAGGCTGCGGCCACGCTGTCGAACTTCTTCAGCTCGATGGAGCAGCAGGGGATGATCGGCGCCGTCAACGGCGGCCCGGCGTTCTCGGTGCAGATCGACGCCAACAACAACCCGATGAACCGCGTGGCGCTGGGTTACATGCAGGCCGACGTGAAGGTCATCTACCTGTCGGTGATCGAGAAGTTCCTGGTTAACGTGGAAGGCTCGCAGGCCACGGTGATCCGCACCTCGACCAGCAACCAGTAACGCACCCCACCACATCTGATTGCCCCGCCGCGCGCGGGGCGCTCTCATTCCGGAGAACGCAATGCCGATTCAAGGGTA